GACTGAACGCATGCAGATCGCTCGTAATCGCTCTTATACGGAGCGCAATGAAGTCCTATCGTTGCTCTCTCACATATGGACGGCGCATCTAATGCCATCCGGAAAGCCTAATACGCGTCATAGTGACGGCAATTGGGCATGGGCGCTTTGTATCCACACGCCAGACAATGAGCAATTAGCCTGGAAAATGTCGCATCAAGACGCCGATACGTTCTTTCCGCATCTGGAACGCCTAACTGTCACTCACTGGGATAATCACAAGGCAGTTGATAGGGTAGAACGCTTACATGCCCTAGTTACCAGCTCACCAGCTCGTCTTATCGCTGAAAAGGCGCTAGGACGGCCATTACCGCCTCAGGCATGCGTACATCACGTCAATGGGGACCATTTCGACAATAGGCCATCTAATCTAGTGATCTGTGAGGACGCTGCATATCATCGTTTCTTACATCAAAGGATGCGCGAACTCAAAGAATCGCGCGAAATAGCAGAGTTTTTACATGAAAACCCAAACGAACTCGCATAAGACATACGCTCAACAGTTCGCCAGTAAGGGCGGTAAAGCTCGAGCCGCTAAACTCTCGAAGAATCAACAAGTTGAGATAGCCAAGCTAGCCGCGGCCGCTCGCTGGGCAGGACATACTAAAAAGACTACTTGACATGCTTGCCTGCATGGACTAGAGTTAGACCAGTAAGCAATACCGCTTACCCTCTGCACTGCCGAAAGGCGAAGTGAGGACACATGGTAATCACAGCGACGTCCGGCCCGTTCACTCTCACGTTTCACTCGTCTGGACATTCCTATCCGCTCACGTCTGAAGAAGCGCAACGGTTGATTGATAGTTATCCTGCTCATACCGCAACACGCAACCGCGTCGTTCTAGTTGGTCACAACAGCTCACACGCATACGACCGCACAACAATCCGCCCTGCCACTCTAGGCGGGGGACCAGCTTTTATCATTTCCCGTTAATCCTCTGCACTGCTCGTAAGAGCGAAGTGAGGACACAATGAAATACACCGATTACGTTAGAACGCTTCGTCAGAGCATCATTGCCGCAACTAAGCACGCTAAATCAAACGGCACGGACGCGATGAGCGAATCTAATCTCCAGCAGATTACACACTTCCCGCTCGGTGCCGCTAACGCTTATATGGCCAACCAAGCCTTTCGGGAAGCACTCCAGTTCACCATTGACAACGATTTGCTTGCAATCCGTATCTATTAACCCTCTGCACTGCCGAAAGGCGAAGTGAGGACCACATGAAATTATCAACGCTCAAAAAACAAGCGCAAGGTGCGACGACATGGCGCGGCCATCGGATCGTCTGGGGGCAGGCATACGGCCGCGCAAACGGTCCCCAGTCACTAAACGGACAGTGTCGAAAATGTGGCGCGTATGTCTTTCTAGTTGAGCACCCGAACAGTATCGGCGTCTCAGGCTTGGCCGTCGCGGTAAATTGCGATAACCGTTAACCCTCTGCACTGGCCGAATAGGCTGAAGTGAGGACATCATGAAGTGTGAATGCTGCGGACAAACGATCAAGGTCGCCAAGGTTCTAACCATCGTAACCGATACCCTCTCGCTCTCCACGGCTGACGCGTACGCCTACTTCAAAAAGACGGCTCCAGTCGAAGATGCAAAGTTTTTGCTTCGGTCGCCACTGCTCACTGACGCCATGCGAGGCGAACTCGAATCACTAATCGCAAGGCCACCGGCACGCGCTGAGTTCTACCGTCGATACATCAACATACAGGATGCTTGGCGCCAGCGTTCGAACGAAGCAGAGCGAATCGACAACCTGTCAGCAGTGAATGAGGCAGCCTAACATGGAAACCACAACACCTACCTCATATCGTTTTACGTTTCGCTTCGTCGGCTGCCTCGCTGGCGCTATCGGCTTGCACTATCCGATTGAGGCGACCAGAACGGCCGAAACACAAGAACAAGCCGAATTGATGCTGTACGACAAATACGACCATATCCAGCGTCTGTATCTGTTGCACGCGGAACCCGTCAACCGTTAACCCTCTGCACTGCCCGATACGGGCGAAGTGAGGACAGCATGAGTAACGACAAACGCTATAACGGTTGGACGAACTACGAGACGTGGAACCTTGCCTTGTGGCTAGGCAATGACTCAGGCTCGTACGATTACTGGCAAGAACAAACCCAGGAAGCCTATAAGAACGCTGACAGTTCTCGCTCGTTCACCAAGCGAGAACAAGCCGCGTTAGACCTTGCGGACATACTTGAAGCTGAGATCGAGGAACAAGCGCCAGAAGTAACAGGGTTCTACGCGGACATCCTATCTGCCGCCATGTCAGAAGTGAACTACCACGAGATCGCCGAGCATTGGCTAGACGATGCCGATCTGATAGACGAGTGCGAGTTATGCGGAGAACCAGCCGGTGAGGGTAATGCACTCTGCCCTGCCTGCCAAACAGAAGCAGAGACAAATGCCTAAGCAGTTGACCAGTTATACCCTCCGACAGATCGATTCGGATCTGTGGCGTCAAGTGAAAGGAAAGGCTGCCCTCGAAGGGCAGTCTATCCGAGCATTAATTGAATCCCTTTTGCGTGCATGGTTGAAACAGAGGTAAACACACATGAAGAAAACGTATCGAGTCGAACGCACAGAACTACATACGCGCGTCTTTTTCGTAGAAGCGGACAACGAAGACGACGCGCTAGACATCTACTTCGATGAAGAGGAAGACGATAACGAGTCTTTCCACGGCGGGACGCCAGACGTACGAATCGTAGAACGTGAGCCAGTCGGTTGAAACAGAGGTAAACAGACTAACCGCCGATCTTGCCTCGGATGTAGGCCGCCAGTCTGTTAAGGACTGGCGGTTCTGCCCCTGGGACATTGACGGATGGTCCCATTCCGAGAAAGCCGATGTCCTTGCGGTTGGGGTCTGCCATTTGGGCCAAGTCTAATCCGCCTTGGACGCCACCGAGCGTACTGAGGGTTTGCGCGTAAGGAGCCACGGACTGTAATAATCCAGACGCGGGCTTGGCAATACTTTGGGCCATTTTGCCCAGAAAATATCCGCCTTTACCGGCCTGCCACCCCGCGATCGGAGATGCGACGATCTCAGGGAAGTTGCCCGTGTAGGCACCGTGTAATAATCCACCCACCGTCGTGGCGCCTCGAGCGACCGCACCAAAGGCTTTCGGAACCGCTGGACTTGCGGCAAATGAGGCTAAGCCGCTCGCCGCCGCAGGCACACCAGCGCCAGCCGCCGCGAATCCGACCCCAGAAGAATCTGATTGTGGACCGTACTTTTCCTTAATAATCGCGGTGATTTCGTCGTCCGTGGCCCCAGCCGCATGGAGCTTATCGATTGTGGCGTCGATCTCATCGCTCATAATCCGGCCGCTTTCCGAATCCGCGCCCGTCTGGCCTCTGGTGTTTCCGTGGGCGCATTCTCTGGCCCGGTCGGTGTGGTCACATTCGGATTCGTGGCCCAGCCCTGATCCGAGAGGTAATGCCGCGAGAAGTTACTGAAGCCTTTAATTTTCGCTGCTAATGCTTCGGGCGTGAGTTTTTCGCTGAGCGCACCTTGAATCATGCGTGCCATCTCGGCCGAACGCATCCCATGAACGCCAGGAGCTGCGGCCGCGTAGGATGAAATCTCCCCAGCTAATTCGGCAAACTCAGGGGGCGGGTTGCCGAGAAAATCCTTCAGGTTGTTGTAACGTCCGAGGACGGGACCAATCTTGCCAGAGACGGCGGGATCTGATAATTGTCGCGCGATGTCGTCAGCCGTCTCGATCATGCCAGCCGCACTGGTGAGTCGGCTCACAACGGCACTCGGTTCTGGTGTGACGAAGGGACCATTCGCGGCCTGCCGGGCCTTCACTTCGGCCGTGGTGAGGTATTCGGTAATACTCCGTCCCGTCTTCGGATCTTTCGATTTCACCTCATGGATCTGGTTCGGATTGTCCTGGGGAGGATGTTCAGGTGGCACGTACGGAGTGACCTGATCGGTGACGTCTTGCCCTTGGTACTTCAGTCTCCCAGCCTGCCGAATGGCCACGATGGGCTTGCCGCCCAACATATAGTTCGCGTCTGTCGAAGTGGGTTCTTTCGGTCCCTCTAGGATCTTCGCCGCTGCTTCGGCCGCGCCTGGGCCAGACTTCGCAATACCTGGGAGTGCTCGCAGGAACCCTCGCATTGGCGCTGGTGTGTCTGGCGCGTTGGCGTAACTCTCGAGTGCGGCCTGTTGCGTGGCCGCCTGTTGCTGAGCATCCGTTCCCAGATTCAAGCCAGGATTCGCGAGACGTGCATTGAATGGTTGGCCTGAGCCAGTCTCAGCGGCTGTCGGAGGCGTGTAAATCTGATCGCCAGCGCCGCCCTGATCGGCCATCTGCGTCGTCTGGGGTGAGACAGCCGTATTGATGGGGATCTTCGGCAGAATGGTGCTCGCCTCTGCCACTTTGTTCTTCTGGGCCGTCTCCGCGAGCGCGGCATAGCGTTCCGCAAGTGTGGCTTTATCCTGTTCAGACCGTCGCTGGTTCTCAGCCTGTAACAGTTGCATCTTCTGATCTTCGATGCCCTGGCTGTGCGTCTGCTGCTGCTGGAGGAGCTTATCCAACATCATCTGGCGCAAGGCTTGTGCCCCGCCTTCTGCTCCGAATCCGGCTTGAAGATCGAAAGCCATTTAACTTCCGTAGGCGTCGATGCCTGTATCTGTCGGGCCACTCGCCGTTGGTCCTTTATTGCCATACTTCTTGAGCAGATCCGCGAAGGACGGTGCGAGGCCCAACAGCGAGCCGGCCGTTCCCAGTCCCTGCGTGAGTCCGGTGCCAGGCAAGCCAGTCAGACTCGGTGGCGCTGGTGGTGCCGTGTAATCAGGCAACGCGGGCGCGGGCGCAAACGTATCGCCCTTCTGCTGGCCCTGCAAGGCTTGCTGCGACATCAACGAGCCGAGCTGCTTGGTACTGTCCGAAAACATGGACGGTCGCAACCCTCCGGAGATGGTCGGCACGGGAATGTTCGAACTGACCCCACTGACCGTCGCATCCTTCGCATTGGCCAGGATGTCGCCACGGACGGCCGTCCCGCCACGAATGCGAGGCGCCTCGAGTGCGAAGTTACGCTGGGCCAGGTCAGTGGCCGCATTGCTGTTCGCCAGATTCCCGCGCTGGAGGGCAAAGGCGTTCTGGCCTTGGTTGGCGTTGACGAGGGTGTTGTACAGGCTGATGGCGTTCCGGTCCTGCCCCTGATTGGCTCCTGCGGTCGCCAAGGCGCCCTGTGCACGACCTCCAGCGATGCCAGAGATGACCGGGGCCACCTGTGAGGCCAGTCCGAGCCAGCCGCCGAGTGATGTGGGGAGACTGAGGCCAGCCGTAGACCCTCCTGCTGTTGCGGCTGTCGATGCCGCTGTACCACCACCAGCCGCGCCACCAGCCCCAGCGAGCGCCGGCAATGCCGCCACGCCACCCAATCCACCGGCCGCGCCGAGGATGGCATAGCTTTCTGGGAGGCTGAAGAACCCGCCGTTATCGGCAATCTGCCCGGTCTTCTCGTCAAAATGCTGATTATCCACGCCTGTGGCGGGCGTACCAGCCGCGTTCCCTCGTCCGACCACATAGGCTTTGGCGGCTGGACTGAGCAGATCGCCTTGATACTTCGCCATCAGCGTGGGATCGGTCCGCGAGGCGGCAAGGAGCTGATTCGGGTCTTGGGCGTTCTTCCACGAGGCCCAGTCTTGGAGTTCCTTCAGGACGGCCGGATCAATGTTTGCCATTAGCCAGCCGCCAATGCTGTGTTCTGATTCAGACTGGCCAAGAACTCCGCCAGACTCGTGCCGATGCCTTCACGCTGGACGGCTGCACTCAAGCCAGCAATCTGGGCCTGGAGCAGTTGAGCGGACTGCGTATCGCCATTGGCCAGCGCCAGTTGGAGGTCGCTTTGGAGCTGTTGAGCCTTCTGCGTGTACGCTTGGGACACCAAACCGGCCCGGAGCGAGGACAGCCCACCCGCGTTCCGTTCGGCGCTCTGCTGGATGGCTTGGCCAAGGGCGCCAGACTGGAGACTGCCCCCGCCTTGGGCATACATGCGCTCTGCGAGGGCCGTTCGTTCGGCATCTTGGGCACGCTGGGCCTCGTCTCGAGCCGCCGAGAGCGGAGCCGCGATGTTGGGGTCTGACTCATTGACCGGCGTCCCGGCGTCCTTCAGATGCTGCATGAGAATGGCGCGAACCTGATCCCGCTGGGCTTGATCGGCAGTCCCTCGCGCGGTCAGTTGCTTCAGATAGTCGCTGAACGCCGTGTCGGCCGCTGGCGCTGGCGTGGTGCCACCGGTCGTCCCCAGCGTGCCAGCCGTTTCCGGAGGTACTTGGCCTTTCAGTTCCTGAGCAATCCTGCCGCCTGGGCCAAACCAGTACGCGATATTCTGCGGCGTCATGCCACCCGTTTGAGCGATCTTCTGGGCAAAATAGGCGGCGTCCGTGGGGCCCGTCCCTGGTCCCGTGGGTTGCACGCCTTGGGACTGATAGAACTGCGTCAAGGCTTGATTGATGTCCGTCCCAGGCGCGGGTGTGGCGCTGCCGCCACCAGATCCAGCTTGTCCACCCACCGCCGCACTCAGCCAGTCCGGCAGACCGCCTTGGAACTGCTGGGTATAGGACTGGTCGGCGTTCTGGGTGTAGTAGTTGCCATTGTTCGCGTACACCGGCACATTGTCAGGGGCCGTCGCGACTTGCTGATACGGCGTCTGCGTCACGCCGTTCTGCGTCGTCCGTGCGACGGGCTGTGTGGATGCCGTTGGCGCAGCCGTGCTGTCATAAGTCGACAGTGTCGGCGCGTAGCTTTCTGGCGCACTGGTGGAAGTGGAGAGACCGACCTGCGTGGGCGCGGACGTGAACTGCGCGGGCGCGGAGGTATCGGCTGGCCCGGCGGCTGGCAGGGGGTCCGTCGGATCGGGGGTGGCGCCTTGCGCTTGCGCGAGGAGCTTCGCCCGGAGTTGCGTGGCGGCATCCGTGCCGTCTGGTGCGTAGGCGGCTGCGGCCATTAGCTCGTCCCCACGTCAATCATCATTTGTCCTTGGACCCAGACCGATCCGAGTGTGAGTGCCGCGAAATTGCTCCGTGAGAACGCGAGCTGATTATTGACCCCGTTGGAATAGACCACGCCAACGCCCCATGCGCCATTGTCGAAGAGCTGGCAGGTGTTCAGTTGCTCACGCTTCGAGGACCAGCCATCCGGCAAGAGCATGTACACGGTATCACTCCCCGCGCCGCCCATGGTGCCACGGATGAAGAAATCGAGCACCATACGCGTCCCGATCAGTGCATAGGCGAGGAGAGGGGACCGGCCAAAGCTATTGTCGTTGGGGACCACCCAGGTCGTGCCAGCATCCGAGAGAAAATTCGCGGGATGGTAGGCAATGGGAATCGTCGTGCCCATCGGTACCGTGCGGCCCCGCTCACTAATGGGTCCACTGGCCGTAATCGTGCCATGCGTCCCATCGGGGCGATGCTCGATGTTCCAGCCCGTGACAATGGCCGCTTCCAAGAGTTCAAACTCATCAGCGGACGCTGGCGTTTCGCGCCGCACGCGATTCAGGAAATGGGGGGCAATGTTCATTCCACCCCCGGCTCCTGCGCGATGACCGGCGTCACCAATTGCTCGAGCGACCAACTGGCATTGACGGGACCGCCATCCCCCAAGCTAAATTGGACGGTGGTCATATCTCCGGCAAAATCTGAATCTTGCAAGATGACCCGCACATGACTTTCCGTGCCCGTGGGGCTGAGACTCTCAAAGGCCGTTTTCGACTGCTTCCCATAATCAGCGATCACCGTAGCCGCGATGCTGACGGCTGGGGCGGCTTCGGCCATGAGCCAGGACTGCCCGACTTGGCAGAAGTGCCCGGGGCCCGCAATTTGATAGGCTTTCGAGGTCACGTACGCGAGAAAGTTGCTATCCGGATCCGTCGTGCCCGTATCCCATTTCGAGAGCACCGTGAGATTCTGACTCTCATCGCTCCCGGTATAGGGCTTCAAATTCAGCGTGGACGTGCCACCACTGGCGGCATCGGAGAACATCACTGAACAGCAGGAATGCACCAGCCGCTGACCGTTATCGCGTGACCAGCCACCGCTGACGACATCGTATTTCACGAGCCGTCGCGTCGGCGGAAAGATGAAGGGTTCCACCGCGACCCAGAACCAGACCTGGCGCTTATCCGCGTGATAGACCGTGTGGGCGGGGACTGGGACCCCGATCACTTGCTGCAAGACGATCTGATTCAGAAGCAAATCTTCGACGCCGCGCCCCAGGTATTCCATGCCGTTCGCACCGTAGCGGTAGGGGCCGCGATGACTCATCCAATACACGGCGGGATTGCCGTTGGCGTCTTCGCCAATGGCGATCGATTTGTGCGCGATGCAGCCCACCGTCCCACTGAGCTTGATCACCTTGAAGGGTTGCGTCGTTTGTCCGGTCGGGGTGAGCAGGTAGGTATTTCTGAACTTGAACGCGAGATAGGATCCGTTGATCGGTCCACCGATGCCGGTCGCATCCCCAGTCCCGCGCTCATCGAGGTCGACGAAGTAATTCGTCGTGGCATCCACGCGCTCTTCGTCACCGACATCGAGGCTACCAATGACAGCACTAAATTCCACCCGCGATCGGGGCAGTCCTTGCATCGCTCCGAAGCCGATAAGACGGTTCTGATCAGCGGCGAGAAATCGGTAGTTGCGTTGCAGTTGATACGTGCCCGCAAGGGCCGACAAGGGATTCGCGTTATACGTCGCAATCAGCGCGGAATCAACATAGACCGTTGTGGCGATGATCACGGTGGCGATTCGGTAGAACGTCACGCCGTCGACCGAGGCTTCTAGCTCCCAATGGGTGGCCGTTTCGCCGTCCGGCACACCGATCAGCGTCACTTGCGCGCCGCCGCCCGAACCGCTGGGCGTGAAGCCAACGGAGGGACTGGCTTCGCCGCGCCGGATCGTCAGCCCAGCCTGTTGCACGATGAGCCGTGTCCGGTAGTACCTGAGTGTCGCGGGATAGGCGCCTGCCCCGATGTCTGTCGGAATGGGCGCATTACTCGGCGCGGCGATGCCCGTGCGGCGAATCACGGTCCCATCCCAGACATGCAGACGGTCGAGCGCGACCACCGTCTGATAGGCCAACATGAATTGGCCGTTAATCGATTGGCCGCAGATGTCATCGATCCCAGAAAACAAGGGCGCCGGCGAATCAGGCGCGCTGATGACGTTGAAATTCTTGCTGAACGTCGGAAACACGCCTTGCACGGCCCACAATTCCGCCGTCGTTTCATCGGCGCCTGGCATATGACGCATGAGCACGGCGATATATTCAAACCCCGTCATCAAGCCCGACCCAACGGGAGGGGGGACTGAGATGCCACCATTCCGTCGTCGTCCGAGCCGCGTGCGCCACCATTCGATATTCACGGCATCCACGCACTGGTTGTCGGCAATCGCCCACGGCGGATCGAGGCCGTTGCGTCCCCCACGCAGGTCGCTGATGACGAGATAGGAGGGACCATTCGCCTTACGAGCCATGCGCGCTCAAGGCATCCACAGCCGCCTGCTGCGCCTCGTCATATGTCTGCGTCACACTCGGCGTGTCAGGGGCAGGCACACTAGGGATCACGGGAATCGCGGCGCCACCAGCCATCTTGAGGTCGGAGGACGGCGGCAGGGGGAGCGCGGAACGAGCAGCCTGCACAGAGGCGACCAAGGCTGGATCGAGCGAGAGGCGATCCCATGTGGCCTGGATGGCTGGCGTGACTTTCACATAACACCGCCCGTCATCGGGAGGCAACGCGGTGTGGACGAACATATGCGAGGCGCAGACGGTGCCATCCGCATTGAAGCTGATGTATGGCTCAAATTCTCGTGTGTCGTGTTTATCTTTCACGACTAGAACCACCGATCCGCAGGGAACTGCGCGCCGAGCTGGGACCAGCCACGCACAATCGGCCGCAATGAGACAATGCGGTCCCCGTCGTTGAGGATGAAGGATTTCAGATCGCGGATACCCTTCTGGTATTCGCCCATCATGGCGCCATAGCGTGGATCATTGAGAAAGAGGCATTCTTTCGTCATCGCGCCCGTACTGATCACTTGGTGGAAATCCGTCGGCAAGAGCGATTCATCGGTATCGAAAAACAACTGCCCGATGGACCGCGTAAAGTCGATATATTCCACCACATCCAGTGTCGGGATGGGATGCCATTCGACGGCGAGATACCGTGAGAACAGCCGTCCCCGTTCAATCCGTGTGAGTTCATTTCCGCCCGCTGACGCATCATAGAGACTGACGTTCCCGAGAGCCACAACGTCGAGAAAGCATTTCGTCACGTTGATGTGATCGGTGCGCAGGAATTGAATGCGGGACTTGCCCGATAGGACGACGGAGCCACCGAAGCTATAGCCCCCATCGGTGAGTGTCTGAATCTGCACCGTCTGTGTTATATCGGATGAGAGATCGCTGGACACCCAGAGGCCGGTCGGTTCGCTGGGTTGCTGCTGCACGGCTTGCTGACCAGTCACCGCATAGCGCAATGGATACCCGCCCGTAAAGGCTTGCGACGGATCCACCAGTCGTAACTCCGAGAGGGGCACTTGAGCGAGCTTGTGGTTATTGACCCGATCCGTGATGGCGTTGATGCGGACCACCATCGGAGGGAGGCCCGTCCGCACGACATTCGCGGGGACGGTGAACGCCATTACGTCGTCTCGGAGACGGGCCGCTCCTGGGGCCGACAGGATCTCGCGATGCGTATCGTTAATCCATCCGGTCAGCCGCGTCGTAATCGCGGGCGGCGGGACGGGGTTGAGATGGAAAAATCGATACAAGTCCGCGAGATGATCGGACAGGTTCACGCGCTATTCTCCGATGGAGATCGGCAGGTGCTGGGGGTCCGTCTCGGGCAACCTCACCCGGCGTTTCTCTTCGGCCATCGTCATCACGCCATCGGCTTTCTCGCCCAGGATCTGACGGAGGAGCATCCGGAAGGACGGGAAGCGATTGCGCCGATCATGGGTGAACAGCCCGGTATGTTTGCCCTCTTCATCGCGCGGCCCCATGAAGTCCATGCGGTAGAGTTCGTTGGTCGTGGAACTCCGATACCCCACGACACAGACGGCCTGCCGGTCGCCGTCGTTCATCTCGATGAAATAGTCGCCAGGTTCCACGAGATTCAGGAGATCCACTTCTTCCCGCGTCAAGCCGCCGATGTTCGCTTCGTCCACCTTGTGGGGGATGTACATCGGACACTTCAGCGGGGCCATCGGGTAGTCTTTTTCTCCCCGATAGTTCATGGGACTGGTCAACGGCGCGAACTGGTTACTGCGGCGTTTGGTCTGCTTGAGCTGTTCCCGCTGGACGCTATTGTTCGCGAGCGCAATGTTCGCGAGCTTGTCCATCACCGACGCCATCGTCGGTTCGGTCGTCTCGTCGGTCTGCTTCGCCATGCGTGCCTTTCTTGAAAGACGGGCGGTGGCTGTCCCGCCCATACGAACTACGGGCGGATCTTTAGGAACACGAAGTTGTTTTTCGTGCTGACGCCGACCTGCATCATCTCTCCAAGATACGAGGCGGTGGCCTGCGCGGCCGTCGTCCAGACATCGACGGATCCGGCGGTCGTGCCACCGTTGATGACGGGTGCCGTCACGGCGGGCGTGCCGTTGATGAGCACCGAGCACGGTCCCCACGTCTGCAACCAGCCGAACTGACTGGCCTTGATCACGTACGCCGCCACGCCGACGACCGGACCCGTTTTCGCCGTGGGGCACTGAATGACGCCCATGTAGAGATTCGACGCGAGGCCCACACGTGACGCGGTCGTGAGGGCCGCGCCCTGAATCCCATCCTCTGCCAAGAGGTTGATGACGAGCGCGGTGCCGCCGGTCGCCGCCAGATGATCGCGGATGGTATACGTGTAGCCGTTCCCCGGTGTGGTATCGACCTGCATGTACCCTTCCGCATACTGATTCGCCACCACCGTGGTCGTGATCGCGGTGATGGTGATGGCCGTCGCACCCAGGGCCGCTGCCGCTGGGGTCTGAGCGAGGTTGCCCGCGATCGGGGCCGCGCCCTGAATGACGTTGCCGGCGACGAGGTCGCCCGCCGCCGCTGCCCCGGCATAGACGAACGCCCGTCCATCCTGGGTCCAGCCCCGCTGGCCCAGCGGATGCTGTTGCGTGACACTCGACGTGAACATCAACTGCCCGAGTTGCACATCCTGATTTGAGAGATTTGGCATGTTGTGGTTTCTCCTTACGACTCGGTGTTGAACACCACGCCGAGACGGCGGGAGTTATCCGTGATGAGGTTGCAGATGGTCAGCACCTTGAACACATCGAAGAAGCCATCGGTCGGACGGATGGCGGCTTCGCCCTTCATGTACTGCATGTACACGATCCGCAGATTGCGGTTGTTCAGGATGTAGATGGACGACGCCGTGCAGGCCGGGTCGTACACGAACGGGATGTCCTTGAACATGATGTTCTGGCCCTTGTAGGCGCGGAGTCCCTTGTCATTCGTGCTCGTGCGGTCGATGCGCTCAAGTGCCTGGATGGTGCCTTCGTACCCTTCGAAGTTGGTCTGCGTCCCGATGGCGAACGTGGGATTCTGCGAGCCGACGCCGTTGCTGCACGAGTTGTACACGTTCGTCATGGAGGCGACGAGATTGTCAAACTTCACGGAGTTCTTCGTGCCATCCTTCGTCTGCGAGCGCCAGAACGAATAGGTCGCCCGGTTGATCAGGCCCACGCTGCCCGTCGTCGGATCCGAGGGACACAACAGTTTCAGACCACCCACGGACTTGGACGAGAAGGACGTGCCATCTCCGAACATCGCGAGGTTGATGGAGTCCTCGACCGAGTTTTTCATGTTCTCGATTTTGCGCGACTCGAGGTCGAACTTCTTCGCGCCGCCCGACGTGATGCCCCGCTCGAAATCCGTCATGGGGACATCGCAGCCGATGAACTTCCACGAATACTCGCAGTTATCGAAGGTGTCCGGGCGGGAGACGGTTAGCGTCTCCAGTTCCGACATCCACTTGACGTTGGGGTTCTGCGCCCATTCGATGTTGGAGCGAATCACGGTGCCGTGCTGTTCCTCCCACGACCCGTTACTCCGGAGTTCTTCCAGAATCGCGTGGCGCGGGAAGATGTTATCGACGGGATCCTGGGGCGTGTAGGCTTCCCACGCCGCTGCGACGTTCTGCCCAGAGGTCTGAGCGGTGCCTGGTGCGGTAAGAGGCATGTGTGTCCTTTATCCGGCGTCGTTCGCTTCCATCCACTGACGGAGTTCTTCTCGGGTGCGAGGTTTGGCCGGGGTCGCCGTCGTGCCACGGCCATTGGCCGTATTGCCGGCGGCTTTGCGTTGAAATTCAGAAATGGCCCGCTGATCCGCTTGACCAGCCTGCCGTGGAGCGACTTTGTTTTTTTTCACTTCGATGGCGGCTTTGTGAACCGACCACTCCGGATGTTCAGTCCAGACCTGGAGGACGTCGTTGAAGAGTGGATCCTGATCATCTGTGATGTCGAGAATCCCTTTGACTTCTTCTAGTCCAGCCTCAGCGATCTTCGCAGCTTCCTGATGATTGGCCTCTGCGACGGCATTGAGTTGCTGCTGACGGTCCTTGGCCTGCGTCTGCTCATAGGCCGTCTTCAGCGGTTGGACTTCCTTGCCAATCGCCTCTTGCACGGCGGCGGCAACGACGGCCCTGACCCGTTCCTCCGAGAACGTCTTCCCGATGACCCGGCCATCCTGCCCCATCACTTCGACGTCCGCCTCTAAGGAGGTCTGCGCGGGTGTGGGTTGCCCGATTCCTAATCGCGCATTGAGCTGCGCGCGAAGCGGAGGTGGCAGTTCTTCGATCCGAGCCAGGGTGTAGCCCAACGGGTCGGTCGCGGCCCGCTGCACTTCCTGGGCGATCTGATCGAATTGCTGCTTGGGCACCGATTCGGCCCAGCCGTACTTTTGGCGGTATTCGGTGACGGCTTTGGTCCGAGCGTTCTCGAGGGCTTTCGTGTGGACGTCGAGCGGGATGGGTCCGGTGGGGACGGCGGCTGGTGTCACTCCCGGCTGCGCTGTGGCGGCAGGGGCCGGTGGCGCGGGAGTCTGGCTGGCTTCGACGCGCTCAAACGCTTCGCGCATCGACTTCGGCCGGTCACTCATTGCAGGGGTCGCACTCGTCTCCGGTGTGGTCGGAGTGCCCGTCGATACGGGTGCGGCGTCTGTGGTCGGTGACTGTTCCAGTGTGGATGTATCCATACCGTCCTATGCCGCGTGTGGTGCGGCGTCCCAAGGTGCCCCGCATGTGGCGCGTGGGCGTTTCCAAGAGGGCCGAGACAAAAACAAAAAGCCCGTGGCGGCTGCTATGGGCAGCACATCACGGGCTTCGGGGTTCCGTCTCGGTTGTCGCCTCGCGGGTTCCGAAAGACCCTTCGTCAGCGAGGGAGCTACCCTCGCCCAAGCGAGTACGTCAAATCAAACAGTTAGCGCATTTGAGTGCCTACTGTAACACGTCTAGAACTCTACTGGACTGTTCCCGGCGAATAATCGCGGTTTGCGCCGATGAACTCCCGACAGCCACACGCCACAGCAAACACGGCGTCTGTCTCCGCGTTCTTGCCGCTGAGATCAGTCCCACAGCGGCCACAGTGGAGGCCCAGTTGGTAATGCTCTGCAACATCCGCGAACTGTCTGAACCACTCGACCATGCGGGCCTTGAGTTCGACGCGCTCCAATTTGCGTCCATCCAGCGGCACGACGCCGCTTGGGGTCCAGAGAGCCTTGCCGTTACCGTCCATGAAAATCCTTCCAGTTGTCGTCCCCGAGGTTCCCGTAGGTCGTCCGGACGTGGAGCGGTTCCAGTTCTGGCTCGTTCTTGGCCGGTTCACGGGCGGTGCGCTCGAGCATAATCCGAGCATTCTCCAGCGTCTCCGGACTGATAGAGGCCCAATTGGTTGTGTGTTTTGAGCGGTCGCCGCCATCCAAGCCGATATGCCTGACCCGTTCGGTATAGCCGTTGTCCTTCATCCAGCGTTTGCGTTCCTGCTTGGACGTGAAGCGTCGAGGTTCACGTAACCCGTTGATTTGGGTGTGCTCCATCTCATCGCCCACGACAGCCGGAGCGGTCAGCCAGGCCCGTTCGGTTGGGTTGCCGCAGTCTGGACAGGACACAGCATCCACATGCACGGGTTCCATCACGTCGATCGCAATAAAGCCGCAATGCGTGCAGAGCCGGTCGTACAGAGGCATTACTTGATGCCCATCTTCTTCATGGCTAAACCCTTCAGCCGATGCTTGATTTCCATCGCCGCGCCCTTTGGCGTTTCCTGATTCCCCTTCATGGCCCCAATGGAGTTCATGACCTTGAACGGGATGGCTGAATTGGCGCCGTATTCATCCTTCAGTTTGTTTTCAAGAAAAGCAGGCATTATTGCAACCTCGTTCCTGGCACGGTCATAGCCGGTGGCGCTGGCGCGAGCGGAGGCCGTCCATCCTGCGCGCCCGTATTCTGCGACGTATGTTCGCTGAGGAGATCGGCCCGTGGCGCAGCCCCACCGTGCGGTTGGGACTTCGCGGCTTCGCGCATCATTTCCGCCGTGAGTTGCGGCGAGGGTGGCGCGGCCGTGAGGTCGATGCCCCGATCCTTCATGACGATCTGGACTTCGGGAATCCCGAGATCAGCCGCTTTGAGCGCCAGTGAGATGTTCATCGGCGGCGGTGGTGGGGGTTGTGGCGGCGGTGGCACTTTGATGTGACTGGAGGGGTCGTACCCGAAGTGGAGAGCGCCTGTCCGCGCGTTCTGCTCCTGATCGAGAAAGGGCGACTTGGCCATGAAATTCGTCCACTTCAGCCAGTTGTCGCGCTGCGTGTTTTCATCAATGGTCGTCATCGTGTCCGGATGGGCATCGTAGGCGTACCGTCCGGAGAGCAGTTGCCGATCGAACAGTTGCAACGTCTGCGCGCCCGACTGGCCAACGATCTTCACGTACCCGGGTGAGCCGTACCGCATGATGAGGCTGTCAAACTTCCGGACGCCGGCCACGATCCGTTGCAGGAGGATGTTGCGCTCGCCCTTGAGACGGACGCTCATATTCTGCTGGACGATGGCGGTTTCGGTGGCCGAGCGATAGCCGGTGCCCACATTGCCTGACGTGTTCGGGGAACTGGTGCCCAGCGTTTCATCCATAGCCCGACGCAGGATGTTATGGCCGACTTGGTCGGATTGCGCGCTCTCCAGATGCGGAATCGGCGCCAGAATCTGCTCACGAAACTGCAACCACATATCATCGGGAATGGCGACACCCTGCCCGGTATCCATGTTCTTGAGTTTGTCGATCGCCTCCATGAGTGAGGCGGGATACGTGAAGCGCGGGATATTCGCATCCCGCTTTTTGATCTCTTGCTGGAGATACGTGTTCTCCTGCCGGACCAACGGATCGGTAAACGCGGCATCCGCCGCAATCCAGGCCGTGTCCGTCGCGACTCGGAGCGTGAACGGATGAATGGGATTCCCAATCATGCTGTCAGGCGTCAGTTTGCCGTCTGGCCCAATGGTCTGATAGGGACAGAGTTCGTAGACCGCAGCCTTATTGCGCTGACCTTCGATCAGCACGAGCCGGTAGAAAATGTCGTAATTGGCTTCATTCGGATCGAAGAGAGACGCATGGAGGAACAGTTCAACGCCGCGAATGACATCGGACCCAGCGTCTGCGGGATCTTTCTCCCCTGGCAGAATGTACAGGTCATCCCGCTTACTGAACGCCTTGAAATCATCCGGCAGATTGTAGAGCTTCCGCATCTGCGGGGTGTTGGGTTCCTCAAACTCATGCCCGAGGAACGGCGCCCGGTCCCAATCGGTCGAATGGTAGTCGTGTGGGATCAGCCCAGCCTTTGGGGAGATGCGGTACCAGCGGGTGCGCTCATTGATGACCACCGGGATCTGTGGAGACGGTCCGCCCGCGCCAGACAATCCCAAGATCGCTCCTGGGACTGCCTGGCTCGCGTCGGTTTGTGGGGGTATGGGTTTGATGTCTGATTCGTAACAAATCTTCGTGAAGGCCGTGCCTGATACCTGAAACAGATCGAACAGAATCTCGAGCAGGGTCAGGTCCGCGTTCGCTTCATCTGGGCCGAGTTTCTTGTTCAGCACTTCGCGTTTGATGGCCACGATATGCTGGGCCAACGCTTCCTGACCCATCGGCTGGTTCGTCTTCGGATCCATGAACGGCTGGCCCGTCTGCGGATCGACCAGATGCAACATCGGCTCGAGCGGTTCCAGTTTGATGTCTGGGAACTGCGCGTACAGTTCAGCAATCTTCAGATGGGTATTGCGGAAATGGACGTTGCTGTTGACGTCTGCGCCTGTCCCATCGGTCGGCGGATTGTAGCCGCGCATCAACTGGGTCCACTTGTCGGATTCGCGCTTGCGTCTGGTCCGCGCGAGTTCGACACGAGTCCACCACTTCTTCAGATCCTCGTCCGAGAGTTCCAATGCTTGTGGAGGCGGCGGAGGCGGTGGCGGCAGGGGAGCGGCCGGCGGCAAGGGACCGGGAGGGGCAGGCATCTGCGGAGGGGCGCCAGGCGGAAACATCAGCGGGCCTCTCCGAATTGTCGATTCCCTGCAAATCTCGCGCGAATCTGTCGCATCACGTCCGCTGGACTCCCAGCCGGAATCTTGATGGTCGGCGTGACGGTGCGCGGGGTCGGTCGACTCATGGCCCCATACCGGAAGGCCGTCAAGGCTGGAGCGGGGTTCTGGATGTCGTCGGTGTCTTTCTGATCCTGCAAGCCGGCCCGAATGGCATCCGTGAGGTGCGTACAGGTCGGATCAATCGTCAGCCACGGGCGCTGCCGGTCATCCAGCGTTAAGAGCGATTGGCACCGTTTCCAGCCGTTTAGGGCGTCATCATCGGCGGCAATCGCGGCGATGCCGTACCGGAGCAGGCGGTCCCCGACCGTCTCGCCACGTAGGCCAGGCTTCCGTTGGCGATAATTGGTCACAATGGCAGGCGTGGCCACAGTATACGCTACCGAGGCCAGCCCGAGCTTCCGATACTGGCCCTGATCGTCTTTCCCGAGGCCGATCTGCTGGTCATGCGTCTTGATGGCGGAGGCCAGATCCTGTTCGTCCAATTGTTCGAAGGACAGTTCTCGCAGGATGTGTAGATGGCCGGTCGGCTGAATGAGCCACCACAGGACCGTGCCACCGGGGGCATGAAAGCCCCACGCGATCGATCGGAAGACACGACGGTCCTCAGCCAAGCCGTTCACCGAGAATCACAGCCCCACACGAGGCGCATTTACACATAAACTGACCACCATCGGTGTAGAGTGACCATTCATGTTTGAGGCACTTCGGAAACGGTGGCGATGTCTTGCCGACGCGGGTTGTCGGAACCTCTGTCGGGAGGATCACGTTCGGACCATCTGGCCGTTTAGTTTCCGGGCAAATCGCGGCAATCGTGGAGATGTTCATCAGATTTTGATCGATTCGCCCATGATCTCGTGTCCAAGCCCAAGCGCATGGCCGAGTTCATGCCGCACGGCTTCTCCAACGATTTCCTCAGCGGAGACTTTCCCACGATGGACGGCCCCCATGATCGCTTGCAGATACAGAGTCACTGTACGAGGACAACAATTGCAGATCGGTCTGCCTCTATAATCGGCTAACACCTGGGTTCCGAGCGGGGAGCGTTCAGCGATCACAATCGTGACATCCTCCAGCCGATCCATGAATTCACTAGGGATCTGATCCAGCGCCTGTTCCGCGAGGATGGCCAGTTCGTCTTCGCTCACAGACTCACCACATGCTGGGTTGGATTAAACGCTTGGAAGAACTGACCGGGGAAGACATCCCGGCGCCCATAGCGGTACATTTCCCGCTTCTCGACATCCATCATGGCCAGGTTCTGGACGTACGCTTTGCTCACGTACGGGTTGTCCTCAAGGTGGCTGTAGATGAAGTGGTATTGACTGGGATCGTACTGGGGGAACTTGGCCCGATCGACAGACTTTTTGACGAAGATGGAATCCACGAAGGCCGAGGACGGCCCGTTGGGGTTCTCGCTTGCACCGATGATCCCTCTAAAATCAGCGCGATCAGTTCGTCCCGCAGACGCGCTGATCTCTTTGTATTGGATGTCATCGAACTGCTCCAACTGCTCAAAGATGACGAGATCCGCTTCTGCGCCAATATACTGGTTCCAGTCATCGCGTTCGGCGCAGTGCCCGTATTCGATTTCCGAGTCCGTCTCCGGAAACGTGTGTTTCATACTAGAAAACTTGCCGCCAATCAGCTTCGCTTCGCGGTGGGCGAACCGCAGATGGTTGCGGATGAGAGGCCGGAGTTCCCGACGCAGGAAGAGTACGGTGAAGTTTGGGAGCAACCGACAGTACCGCTGGGCCAGTCTGCGCCAGGCGATGGACTTGGATCCTCCCCTAGCCCCTCCAAAACAAATAGCTGTGAAATCACGCGAGGCGACGGCTTCTTCCAGTTCGACTTGACGAGGATTTGGAAGGTAAAAGAGGTTCCCATCGACATCGTCCATTCTCCATTTCAGTTGCCGGTCGCGGCACATGTCAGTCGGACAGACCCATGCCGTTTTGTAGCCGAAGGCTTCCCGAATGAACTGGCTGTGACACCAGCAACAGCGGAATTCCGGAACCCACGATGGCTCAGACACGGACTTCCTGCGTGATGCTGAACGTCCCGAGGCCCATCAGCGTCTCCGAGCCGATGTCGGTGCGCCAGATGTCAATGGCGTCGTCTCCGACCCCCAAGGTGAGCGTGTTCGGCGGCGTGGTCGTCCACGAATATTTGCCAGATGGTCCCGTGACGACGGAGCCACTGATCGTGACGCTCGTGCCGCCGGCATTCTTAATGGTCACGGTGATCGTCCAGCCGCTAATGTCCACGGCCGTCGCATCATGCTCACTCACTTGATGCGTCCCCGTGAAGGTGCGCGTTTCTCCGAGCGCGCAGCCGAGCGCGATTTGAGCGACGGTGTTATGGGCCATGCAATTATCCAGCCGTGTAGGAGGTGAACGTCATCGTTTCCATATTCCACGTCGTTACGGTACCCGTCTCGATATTCCACGTCACGACGATATGGGGCGCCTCGTAGGAGGAGAAGGTTAGCACGGTCCCATTCCACGAGCGTAGCGTCAGCGGTTCGGCATTCCAACTGAGAAACGGCGTCCGGGGCGGATCGATGATCGGAATCGGCGGGATGAAGATGCCAGTGAGGCCACCCCGGTCGATCTCGAGCTGCGACCGGCGCGCGTAATAGGCGCGACGATCCGGCTGATCCAGCGGGAAGATGTACGTCTGATAGCTCGTGGCCCCTTCGCCCCTGAACGCCTGAATCGGGACCGCCGCGAGCCGTGGCACGTACCAGTAGGCGCGTGCGGGCTGATTCGGCTCAAACACGTACGTCTGCGCGACAGGCGGCGGGGCAAACAGCCCAGTGAGGGGCTGGTCGTTCCGGAGCTGGAGTCGCCGGACCAGCCAGGACACGGTTTCCACACCCTTCGGCACAAAGACCAGTTGGTCTTGTCGGGGTGGTCCTTCGGTCCGGACAGGCGGTCCCGCGTAGAGGGTCGGCTTGTCGAGATACCAGAACCGGCGACTCGGTTGATCGAGCGGAAAGACGTACGTCTGTTTCGGGATCAGCGAGACGTCATCGAAGCGATTCGTGATGATGATCGGGCGGCGAGCCACCTCCCATCGGCGTGGATCCGGCTGATCCAGGACGGCCTTGATCGGATCGAGCGTATTGCGTGTCGTGCCATGAATCGAGCGGACGATCAGGCGAGGTTTCGGCCGTTCGCGATACGCCAGCGGGTAGTCCGACTCTGAGCGAAACACCATGACGTCGAGTGGCGCAGGGGGAGGACCAGTGATCGGTGTCCACGGTCCCACGACTTGTGGCCAACCCCACGCGCGATGATGCGCCTGTGTGAACGGCACGAAGGCATTCGGCACGGGCGGCGGTGGCGGGTTCAGGTCATTCCAATTGACGACGGGACTCTGATACCGGCTCGGTTCCGTATAGAACGTTTTCCGATCGGGCTGGCTGATCGGATAGATGAATGGCTGTTTCGCAGAGACACTGGGCAACTGGCCAGCGACCGCACGGGGTTTGGTAACGACTCGGTAGCTGGGGCGCCAACTGGGCTGGGCGGTCGCAAAGAGATAACTGTTCGCGGGCGGGACGACGGTCGCCCCGAGAATCGGCGTCCACGTCGAGGGTGGTTGTTGTCGTGGCTGCACGCGCACGGGCTGATCGACGGGAAAGAGGTACGTCGGCGGCTTTTCGCGCTGTTCCTGCGGCCGACGCACCAGCGGGATGTGATAGGTACGGCGACTCATGTCCGGATGATGTCCGTGTCCAGGGTGATCCAATCACCCGTGTTCTGTCGCAGCGTCGGCGTGGTCGTGAGGTACGGCGTCGTCAGCAACCCTGCGCCGCGTTGAGGGGAATCCAGGCCACGCCGGTAGCCTTGCGGAACGACATCCCCTTTCGGATACTGCCATTCAAGCGCGTCCACGACAGCAGCGGAGACGTCGCCTCCCTGCCAATTATCAACAGTCTTGCCGGCCGCGCTGACGGAGAGGCCGATGCCCGGGAATCCCGTCGTGACGTGGTTGTCCGTGACCGACGTCGTGCCACTCGTCGTCCAGGTAATCGGGGCGCCATTCTTATAGAACTTGATGGTCGTGCCGACGACTTCCAGTTTGAGCGTGTCACCGGCCGTGAAGGTGGTGCCGTTGGCGGTATCCAGCGAGACTAACGTGTTGATCGAGGTGTTGATGTATTGGAGCTTCGTATTGCTCGTGCCATTCGACCAGAACCAGTACGCGAGATTGCCACTCGTCTGTTCGTACCAACTCGCCACCACCGTGGCGCGCACGAAGAGATATACGAAATCGTTCGTGGCGCCGCTAAAGCCCACGACGACTTGGGAATACTGATCATTGCCAACCGTATTGTTATAGGCGCAGACGCAATCGGCCGTCGTGGCGACCCCGGAACGACAGGCGCCCGATCCGTTCTGTGAGAGCCAGTTGTTGACATTGTCGGAGCGGCCCTGCACCCAAGGCGAGGTTAATTGCGCCGAGGCGCCGGTAAATGCGTCGGTATACGTCGCCATGAACAGCCCTCAGTACGACACGATCGTGGAACGCCAGCCCTGCGGAATCGGATCCCCGATCGGAGACTTCCATTCCAGTGCCACGGCGATCACGCCGCTCCCGGCGACTTTGAAGGATGCGCCGACGATCGAGAAATCGATTTGTGACGTCCCTGTCCAACTCATCGTCTTCGGGCCGCCCCCCGTCAAGGCATAGGCCATCCCAGGATTCTCCCCGCCGGGATCGGATGGATTCCGCACCCACGGACTGACGGCACCAGGCGTGGCTGGATTGCCCACCATGATATTCACGAAGAGATCGTCGCTGCTGGAGCAGGGAATGACCATGGATCCAGCGGTGGCTTGGCCGCTACTGATCGCGAAGGTGCCGGCCGCCGCCGTGCCATTGGCCTGGGTGCTGCCATCGAATGCCGCCGTCCCGCTGGGTGGCGCAAATTCCATCGCCTGGATGGACCGGACGTCCGCACTGCCGCCATTCACAAAATGGAGATCGGCCGTATCGCCGCCCACCACGAGCCGATAAAACAACATCACGCTCCCACGATTGATCTTGACACTCGGTGAGGCAGACGGCTCTGCGTAGAGCGTAGAGTTGCCGTCGATCACCGAATACCCTGGCGTGGGAGCGACGTTGTTGACCGTATCTCGAAAATGGACACCAGCAGCCACCACATTACCGACCGTGGGTGTCGCGCCCAGCGTCACATCGAAGGCGAAATCTGCAAAGCCGCTCTGCACGAGGGTCCACGCCATGTTATTGCTCGAAGGCGCCCTGATCGAACGCCGTGCCCTGCGGCCGGGTCGTGCCCACAATGTCGCAATTGCCGGTGCCACTGAGACACGTCGTCGGCACGACGACCCCCGTATTCAACGCGGGACTGCCCGCCTGGAGATGAAAATCCGTGGGCGCGTTGACGAAGAGCGGATTCGCGGCAAAGACATTCGGCGTGGTTGACCCAGAGCTCGATCCGTTATTGACGAAGGTGACGCCGCCCGCGCCGACTTGATAGGCGATGTTGTTCCGCACCACCGTGCCGGACGCGCCAGCCTCGACGTGGATGCCGTCGATTTGCGGTCCCATATTGTAGACGGTGTTGTTGTAGACGAGCGTGTTGACTCCGGTATAGACGTAGATACCGGCCCCAAAGATATTCGGCCCGAAGGGGGCGCTGATGTTGTAGACGATGTTGTTATAGACCTGATTGCCCGTGCCGAGGCTGCTCGCCACCATGACGCCAATCATGCGGAACGGATCCAACGCCGTCCCCGCGTCACCGGGCAGCGTGATGTCATGAATGATGTTGTTCCTGACGATGTTGCGCGAGGCGTAATCCGCCATGCCGTCCTGCGCGTATTGATTGTAGATTTGAATGGCAAAACCGCGCTCATTGTGGAGATTGCAATTCTCGATGATGTTGTCGCTGGCGTTGATGTAGAACGAATACGCCAGGTCGCCGGCATCGCCGCCGCCGTGCATGTCGAGATTGATGAACTCGTTAAACCCGATGGCGCCAAATGTCGAGGCCGTCACGATGATGCCAATCGGCCCCCCGCCCGTGCTCTGATTCGGAATGCCGTCGCTCCCGGTGATGATCTCCGCATTCTGGATCCGGATATGGCCGGGGAATCCGCTCCCGACAAACGTCTCGATCTTGACGCCCCATTGATTGCCAGAGGCGTTGCGCGAATCCATGTTCAGCCCGTCGAGTTCGATATAGTTCTCGTTGGCTTGGAAATCCACCACGTCAGAGGAGAACGTGCCTGGGCGGAGCCAGACCACCTCGCCAGGATAGTTGGCGATCCGGATCTTCGCGTTCCACGAGGTGCCAGAGGGAGACGCATTCAGCGCCTCGTTGTAGTAGACGGGGCTGGCCGTCGTGCCCCCACGCAGGAGCACTTGGCTATTCGGCACGGCACACGTCAAGGCGCCCTGCGCGCCCGTCAGCGTCTGCTTCGGGGTATTGATATTCTGTGCCAGCGTGCAGGTATTTGAATCGTTGCCGGATGGTGACACATAGAACGTCAATACCGCGCCCGTCACGGTAAAGGTGATGCTGTTGCTCTGGACGCCTCCGACAGTCACGCGCACGGGTCCAGTCGTCGCCGCAACCGGGACGGTCGTCGTAATGGATGTCGCGGACCACGCGGTGGCGGTGGCCGTCGTCGCATTGAATTGCACCGTGCTCGCGCCTTGGGTCGCGCCGAAATTGGTCCCAGTCAGAATCACTTGGGTGCCGGTCGGCCCAGAGGTCGTACTGAGGCTCGTCAACGTCGGATTCCCCACAGAAAACGCAATCCCATTCGATTGGACACTATTTACGGTGACGGTGACATTGCCGGACGTCGCGCCCGCTGGCACCGTCGTCGTGATGGACGTCAAGCTCCAGGCTGTGACGGTGGCCGTCGTCGTCCCAAACTTCACGATGGACGCATTCTGACGAGATCCCCAACTGCTGCCGGTCAACGTGACGGTCGTGCCCACGGGGCCTTGCGTCGTGCTGAGACTCGTCAACGTCGGACTGCCCTGCAAAGGGTGCGGATATTGATAGGAGCTATAGCCAGGCTTCGCGGTACTGGTGCTGGTAAAGAAATCCCGACCGGCGTGGACGCGAGCCGCCGTCGCGCCGCCAGGCCCAATCGAGTCGAAGATACTCCAGACTAGATCGGCGCCATTGATCTTGTTATTCCAGAAGTAGGCCGGATCGCTCGTTTGTGAGGCGGTGGGATAGGGCGGCGGAAACCCATTGAACGGGGTGGGATCCGTGGAGCGGCCGATCTGGTCAATGCAGGGCCACCCCGTGGCGTCCTGATTCCCGTCAAATGGTGAGGCCCCATTGCAGAGGCCGAAAGAATTCGGCCCATCATCGACATAGGCACGTTGATAGGTCAGCGTGCCCGTATTCCCCCCAAACGTGCCAGTCCAGGTGTTGTTATAGATGACGCCCGTGCCGCCATTGATGATGGCGACTGAACTGACCGTCAGCGCCGATTGCGTGAAGATGTTGTCGTAAATTTCCCACTTCCGACAGCCACGGAAATATCCGCGCGGCGTGTGGGCTTCTGGGTAGGATTCGTGGACCGTATTGTCGCGGAAGACGTATTCCCCAGACTCTTGGCAGTCCACCGTGTTGCCAAAGCTGAGGAAGGTAAACGTGTTGTCTTCGGCATAGACCGCATTCGGCCCACCGAGGCCTAGTGGCTCCGACCACAACGTCGCCCCGTTCTGCTCCACGAGATCGCCGGATGCCCATCGCTCGATCAGCACCCGTTGGTCGGTGAAGGTGTTGTTATCAATCAATCCATTCAGGGGAGCCGTGCCCCCATTGAGGCCCGACACGTTGGTATTATTCGCCCAGACCGCTGTGCCATAGACGGCGTAGTTGAGTTGATTGCACGTAAAGTTGTTGTGATGAATGCGCCAGCCAGGGCCGTTCGTGCGAATGTTCGCGCAGATAAACGTGAACCCAGAAATATCGGCCCCCGCAAACTTCCCGGTCACAATGGTGGACGTGCCGCCTGGCCCAGTACCCAGATTGGCCGTGGCGTCAATAATCGTTTGACCCACGCCCGCCCCTTGCAATTTGAGGCTTCGGGTCGCGCCAGTCGTATCCAGTTGCTGGCCTTGAGTCCAGACGCAAGTCCCTGCTGGCACGGTGACGATCGTCGCTCCGTTATTGATCGCCGTCGTTTCAGCCGCGACGAGTTCCGCCCACGAACAACCCGTCGCAGGAACGGAATTCACCCCCGTGACGGTAAACGTGATCCCATTCGAGGCATTCCCCCCCACGATGACTTGCACCACGCCCGTCGTCGCATTGGCCGGAACCGTCACCGTAATGGACGTGGCTGACCAACTTGAGGCTGTCGCGGCCGTCCCGAAGAACGTCACCAACGACGTCCCTTGTGTGGTCCCAAAGTTGGTGCCCGTGAGCACCACGGTCGATCCGACCGGCCCGCTGGTGATGCTGAGACTGGTCAACACTGGAGCAGGGGCCGTCACCGTAAACGTGATCGCATTGGACGGAAAGCCCCCGACCGTCACGATGACGTTTCCTGACGTGGCACCAGCTGGGACGGTGACAGTGACTGATGATGCGGCCCAACTCGAGGCCGTCGCTGCCGTGCCGTTAAAGGTGACGGTACTCGCGCCCTGTGTAGCGCCAAAGGTTGTCCCAGTCAACACCACGGTGGTGCCAACGTTCCCACTCGTCACACTCAGACTTTGCAGTTGGGGTGTCACGCTGAAGGTGAGGCCATTCGACGTCCCACCAAGCGTCGTGAGGCGAATGAGGCCGGTCGTCGCCGCTGCGGGGATGGTGATGGCGACTGAGATATTCGCCCAACTCGTCACGGCGGCAGTCACGCCGTTCACCGCGACCGTTGATGTCCCTTGGGTATTACCGAAATTCGTGCCGGTGAGCACAACACCCGTCCCGATGGGGCCGTTCGTGAGACTGAGCCCGGTGAGCGTCGGCACGGGCAATTGCACCGTAAAGGTGATCGCGTTGCTGGTATTGCCGGCGACTTGCACCGTGACCGGACCCGTCGTCGCCCCAACGGGGACTGTCGTCGTGATGGAGGTATTCGACCAGGCGGTGGGCGTGGCGACCGTCCCGTTGAACCGTACGACGCTCGTGCCCTGGACAGTGCTAAACGTCGTGCCGGTGATAATGACCGTGGTGCCCACCGGCCCGACTGTGACCGATAAATTCTGGATGAGCGGCGGCGTCAATCCGCCGATGACCACAGGATTACCAGGCGGCTGTGGCGCTTGCGCGAGCACCACGAGGGTGCTGAGCACCAGCCAGAGGGCGGCGACGACTTTACACGAGCGGGACCGTAAATTCATTAGACATCCCTGACACGGTGATCCCGGTCGGTAACGTGGTGGCGACCATGAGGTGATAATTCCCCGCCGCGAGCGCATTGAACACAGATGCCAGATGGACGGTGATGGTCCCATTCGTCGGAGCGGGCGTTCCCACGTTCTGCGAGGCGACCACCGGATCGCTCGTCCCCCCGGCAAAGATCACCACTTGATAATTCGAGGCCGTGGGCGAGGCCGCAAAGGAGACATCGCCCTTGATGGCCACGGGCGGCTTCGGATGGCGTTTATTAGACAAGCGGGACCGTGAAGGCATTGGACACATTCGACTGCGTGGTGCCTGCAGGCGTCGTCACGGCCACGATCGCGTCATAGTTCCCAGGCGGGAGCGCATTGAGCATGACCTGAATGTTGACCGTGATGACCCCCAATTCGTTCGGGTTTGGGACGAGAAGATTCTGGGTCGCGAGCACCGGAGAGAGCGTCCCCGCCGCGAAGACCCGGACCTGATAGTTCGTCGCCGCCGCGTGGTCGGACGACGCTTTGAAGATCAGATCCCCTTTCGATTGGACCGTCGTCGGGATGTTGAAGACGATGTAGCTGTCAACGATCATCCACGGTGCTCACGACAATACCGGACGGCAGCACCTTCCAGCGCGGATCCTTGTCGTATTCGTCACGTTTGCGGTTCACCTCGTCCTCGAATGGGATACAGGAGTACGTCTTATTGGTGAACTGGCCCGTGACCTGCTTCTGGCGAGCCTCGCACGCCGGTTGGCCGCAGAGAAATCCGTTACACTTCAGACACCACCCACGGCGCGTACCAGATCCCGGTCGATATTCCCAGGTCGCCTGACAGTGACAGCACTGCCGCGTTTCGCCCTGAATCTTCTGACCGTCCTTCGTGGCGGTTTCAAAGTAGCCGTTCGGGCGATAGCCGGTGATCACGACACCGCAACGATGATGCCGGGATCGAAGGTGATCGCTTCTTCCGGGTCGCCGTTCTCGGTTGGCCAGCGATTCAGATGGACGCCGGGATCATCGCCGTTCATCATGCGATGCCGCAGCGTCGGACAATCGTACCCGCAGTATTCCGCTTGGCCCGTGGAGAGATTCAGACTGCCACACGCTGTCCCCGTGTAATGCAGTGTAGCCAGAATCTTATCGAGCCTGTCGTGATTCGCTAAGGCCACGTTTATTTCTCTCTCTCGCCAATCTGTTCAATTCACGTTTAGCGAGTCGCCGTTGGTCGTCAGTCTTACGCGGACCAAATCTCGTAATGCGGGCCGAATTACAGGTGCGACAGGCGATGGCTAGACAATCACGGCGATTAAAGGGTCGCAAATGTTCAAGTGTGAGATCGCGTCCCTTCAGATTCTTTTTTCCACACCAGCAACAAACACGCCCAGCTCTTTCCAGCACGGCATCGACATCAGCGATCGTGATGCGCTCAGGATACCGCTGATTCGCGGCGATAACCTTCCGAAGAATGAGAAATCGTTCATGGTTATCAACAATCCACTTACGGGCGTTCGCGATTTCAACCGTTCGATGCGTTTCGTACCACTTTCGGCGTTCTGCTTTCAGATGTTCTTTATTCGCGGCTCGCCACTTCTTCATGTAGTCGGGGTCTTTGTATTTCATCCCCCAACTATATCACTCCTCGATATTATCCGTCATTCTTCAAAGTACATTGCCGCACCATTAACTGACGTCCCCTGTGCAAACACGTATTCGAGAAACAGGGAGGCACTGAACGTCAGCGACACCTGGAATTCCCCGCCGGGAATGGCGACCCAACGATAGCCGCCGCGCTGATGGAAACCCCACCGACCCTGTTCACCAGAGACGGGCGTGGAGGCGGCAGTCCCGGCCACCCAACCGGTCGTGACGGAGGCGCTGGCCTTCGGATCGTTGGCGAACGGCGTCGTACTCGTGTACGTGCCGACCGACGTGCCGCGCTTCATGCGGACGCCGTACGTCTCATCCGCCGAGTTGGCCTGTGGACCGAGGGACCATTCGTAGCATTTGGCCGCCGCCATCGTCGCGGAAGCCGGATTCCCAAGCTGAATGATGCCGGCCGTGGCGGCGGTGATCGAGGCCGCTCCGGCGTTGCCTGCGACAGCGTAACGTGCCATGTAGAAGCTCCTGACAGCAAAAAAGCCGTGAGCAACAACCAGAATTGGTCATCAGTCACGGCTTCGGATCCGTTGTGGTTGTGACTCGCCGGGTCCACGGGCCGTTGTCAGCCGGGGAGCGACCCCAGCTCAAGCGATAGCGTTGTGCGCGCTAGTGTAACACGGCCTTAGAGATACGAAATGGTTAAGTCGGCGCCGGTCCCCGTGGTACTCGTGACGGCGAGCGACGTGACGTACTTGAGATCGAAAAACAGCGTTTGAATCTGGGCCGTGGTGTCGATCAGCGCCATCGTGGACCCATCGATCGTCACCGTGAGAATGTTCGAGGCCGTGCCCTTGGTGTTAACGGAAATGCAGTGCAAGACGCCTTCGCCGGTTTTGATCGCCGTCGTGCCGGTTCCCGCCGCGATGTGGAGTCCCGTGAACACTTCATAACAGATTTGGCGTGCGGGAGGGGTGGGTGACACAGGAGCCATGCGTTACCTCTTGAGAAATGTGGCTTGGATGTCGTGGATGACGTCTTTGTAGTGAGAGGCCGCGAAGGCTTGGTACTCCGGATGGCGCACGGCCGTATCATCGCGGAAGACCGCTTGCCAACTCACATCGAAGTCGCAGGAATAGCCGCCTGGATTATGCGCGATGTCCGCATGGGGCGCGCAGAGCGACCGCCATCGCTGATTCAGGTACAGAAACCAATGTTCGGAGATCGGAGGCCACTGATGCGTCAGATCGCCGTACGCGCGATTGGACGCCCAGTGTGGGGAGACGACCTGGCACATCCCGCCGGGAATCAGCACACGATGTAACTCGTTGACAAAATGAATCCGCTGTTGTGCGGTGAGATGTTCGATCAGATGGCTGCAATGCGCTTCGGAGACGGTGCCCGTCTGCCACGGCCACGGATTGATCCCGAGATGCAGGACATGCGTCACGGCGCCGTTGAATGAGAACTGATCGACCGCTTCAAAGCCGTCTTTCGGCCACGGTCCCGATCCCAGATCGAGTTTGACAGTTCTCAGCGTCGGTTCAATCACCATACGTGGTCTTCCCCGTCCGCGCTCTCGGATCCGTCCTCGTAGTGTCCAGTCTTCACGTTACAGTCGATCGCACAGCGATACCCGAGCACCCGTGCATTGCGCCAGAAGAACATATCCGGTGACATGATGCCCTGAAGTGAGGTGTCGCTGAGAAATAGGGAGGCCGGAAGGAGTGGATCTCGGAAAATGTTCGTGCGCCAGAGCGTAAATCCCATCGGCACGCCACAACATTCGACCAACGCGCCTGGCACGGGCAATTGTGGCCGCAGATTGAAGGACGGAGCTTCTGGATCACCCATGATCATGGCGTAGCCGTGTTCACCCTTGGTGAAATAGAGGCCCCCGACCGCTGCGAACTCCGGATGTCCCTCTAAATCGGCCAGTAACCGCATCACCCCATCGGCGGGCGGCATATTGTCGGCTTCCATCGTGAGGATGTATTCATACTCCCCATATTCGGAGTGGCCAAGAATTTGGCTGATGGCCGTGGAATAGGCCACCGCGACTTCTTGCCCAAGGGCGAGCACGCGCACCATCCGCTGATTCTGGGGAAAGAGGAGATTCCACTGCGTCAAGGCGACTTTCGGCCAGATCGGCTTGATCGCTGGCATCACCAAAGCGATGCGTTGCGCCTTATGCGCGCCCGTGGCCCGCAGCCGTTCGCGCGTGCCGTCGAGGTCGCTATTGTGGTAGCCCGCCCCATCGAGCACGACTAATTGTGGGATCACCGCCGGTATTCTACACGAACGGGTATATGATACGGCCACTTTTCCTTGTCGCCCTGCTTCCCGAGAGGTTCCGTGAGTGACATCCATCCGGTCGTGGCCTCCTGGCACACTCCGACGACGATGGTCCTGGGCGGCGCGGTGAGTCCACCGACGACGAGTAATCTGCAACAGCAGTTGCGCGATCTGGATGACAAACACGACACGGCCCATGATCGACTCCGGAAGGACGTGGATGCCTTGGCGATTGAATTGAGCAGTGCGCGGGAACTCGCCGTCGCCGTGCGGAATGATTTGAATGTAGCGATTGCGCGCCAGACGAATATTTCCGCAATTGGCTTCAGCACCAACCAAGTGATTGCGGTCGTCGTGACCGCGCTCGCATTGGCAGGCGGCTTTTACAAACTCGCCCAGAATCAAGCCGAGACGACGGCGGCGATTCAACGGTTGCAGACCGACAGCACGCGATCCATCGAGCGGCAGGAGTTGCAGCGACAGCAGATCGAATCGTTGCAGAACGCCGTGCTGTTGCAGAAGGGGACGAAATGAGTGAACGTCCATCCATGTGGAGCCTCGTCCAACGGGCGAATTTTCTGATCTCCGCGAAATGCGCCAGTGCCTCCTGCCCGGAAACGAATTTGAAGGGCCGGAAACCCATGATCGAATTGAACGAACGCGGGACGGAAGCGTTTTGTAACAGCTGCGGCTATTCGTGGGATCCCCATCTGCCGCGCCCGGTCGCGATTCAAGGAGTGTGAGATGGCGTATGTCGTGTGGCATGTACAGGGACCAGATGGGAAACCCATCGGCGGCGCGGTCGTCAGCGGAAAGTCTGGCGCGATGGGCGACTGGTCATCCGTCACCAATGCGTGCGGAGATTGCAAAACGACGCTGGGACCGGCGACGTACGACATGACGTTTCAAGCCTATGGGTTTGAGATTCGCACGTATCCGGCGACGATTGCCGACAGCGGCGAAATCATCACGGGCCTCGAGCGCGGGCCGGCGACCCTCCCTTTTCCGCCACCGACGCGAGCTGAAGCACTCGCCATTCGCGTCGGCTTCCAGGGCGAGACAGTCATCACGAATGAATTCGGCACCTTTCCGGCCTTCGGGCCTGAGACGACGTCGCTCTCAGACAACGATTTGCATTCCTACTGTGCGCAACTGGCGGCACGCGGCTGGACGCATGGCGAGATCGCGATCAGTTGGGAATACGATGAGCCGAAATTCCTGATGCCCGTGCCCGGACGCGATCTGACGGGCGATCTGCCTGAACTCGCACGGCGCATCGTCATCATGCTCCAGCACTTCAAAGCCGTCTTGGTGTTTCTCGCGGGCGATGGCATAAGCGCGAAGCCGAATCCGGATGGGAGTTATCCGTATAACGATCCAACAGGACACACCTATGGCTATGAGTGGCTGGGACAAGCCTTCCCGCACATCGGCACATATCTCGCTGAGGGAAATCCCTATGGTGACCTCACCAAATACTGCGTCTTTGTTCCCGGTTACGACGGGGTTTTCTACGGCTGGGGAATCCCTGGAGAAGTGCCAGATCAGCAGCCTGATCGCGTGGTCCATTTCGGCCAACTATTCCGCCAGGTCTTACCGGACGGGTACCTCGCAATCGAGCATTCAACTGGTCGTATCCCCGTGGGGGAAGGGGGGAGTGACTGGGCACCGAACGGACGGATGATGGTCTATGACGCCGTGCTGTCGGAATTTGAATGGCCGACGACCGGCGATCAGGTGTGGCAAGTCGTGGGACGTCTCACGTCGCCGTATAATCGCCCGCCCGATCAACCCGCAGACGATGATCCGAATCCTCCGTTCTATCTGGGGCACGACAATCCGCGCGGGCCGATTTTCTATTGCGCCTACGAATACGCGACGTATCAATGGACGCGCGGACAGGTGACGGCCGAGCAAGTGCAAAACTCCCGTGATTACTTCTCGGTCATGGGCTGTCAACACGTGTGTTAGGAGGCAGCATGGCCAGTCTGAGTGAAATTCTGCAAATCATTACGCTCGTGCGCGACATCATCGCGGCATTGAGCGCGATGGGCCTCAAGGTCAACGGCGAGGTCCACATTGACCAGATTTTGGCGTTGATCCCGAAAGCCTGAGATGCAAGCCTTTGCGACGTTCATCCGCACGGAACCCGTGCGTGCGATGGCCATCCTGAACGCGATCATCGTGGTGGCCGTGGCATTCGGCGCCAAGCTGACGCTGCCGCAAATCTCCGCCATTGGCGCCCTCGCAGCAGCGATCTTTGGCGTGGGGAGTCAAATCACCCGGTCGGCGGTCCAGCCGATTGCGAAGATGGAACCCGCGCAAGCCGTGCAAGTGTTGGAGCAAGCGAAGATCGAGGAGACGAAGCCGCCCGCATGACGCGCGACGAGCATGAGGACCGGTGGATTATCGGCGGCGTGATTGTCGCTACGTTGCTGGGCGCTCTGATCGGCTACATCATTGGGGCCATCCAGTGGTAAGAGTTTGGTCCTGCGCCGTCCCGTGCAGGCTGGTGCTGGGAACGAGCGTGCCCCGCGCTCGATGGGCCAGGATGCACACGGCGTAGGACCAATGCGATTTCACTTGACTTACCCATACGTATAGGTAATACTGCATCACATGAAACGCATTGTGGTGCAGGAACTGAAGTGCCGCCGTTGTTCGCATCGGTGGACACCCCGCCAGTCGGTCATCCGGATCTGCCCCAAATGTAAATCTCCTAAATGGCAGGAGCCGAGGGAGGCCGCATGACTGAGTTGCTGTATCACCTAATGTGGATCCCGCTGGTGACGTTGGTCTTCTGCGGCCTGATCATCTTCTGGGCGTGTCTCGGCGTGGCGTGGGAAACCTTACAGGAAACCCGTCAACGACTGGCCACTCATCGCGAGGTGGATCGCATTCTGGCCGAGGACGCACAGCACTCGAAAGACGAAGCGCGGCGGCTGCATCTGATCATGGAAGCCAGTTCGCGGAGGGTTCACTAATGGTCATGCATTATCTGCCGGTGTTCACCCGGACGGATGGGGTGCGACAAGAAGCGGCCTGCGGGAGCTACATCTTCCCGCTCCAGCACAGTCCGGAGCCGACCTGTCCACTCTGCCGCAAGTGGCTGGGCGTCGATGAGGAACTGATGGACTCGCCCGTCGTCTCGCCGGCATTTCTGCCGCCTGATTTCTGGGAAGGTGACATCGGGCCGTGCGCCACAAAGGGCTGCATCGGACTGGCGCGCAACGAGGAACAATTCTGCCTGAGTTGCCTCTTCAAGAAGGCCCAAGGGTCCGTATGAAAACATTTTGGATGTCATTTTGCGATGAAGATAAGCCAGCCGGTGAACAGTTCCTTGGCGTCTGCGTGATCGACGTTACGCAAGAAGAGGCCGATGACCAGTTCTTAGAGGTCGCGCTTCGCTTTCCACAGCACCTTGACGGAGCGGAATGGGTCGCTGCCGCTGCGCGAAAGGCGTACCGTCTGAATTGCAATCCTGGCGGTCAGGTGATGAACATCGAAATACCAGAAGACAAGGCGCGTGGTATTCCGAGAAATAAGTTGCTGTCGAAGGACCAGTTGGCTGGCTTGGGATTGATATGACGGCCCGCGCGACGATTCGCCGCATCTGGGAACGCCCGAATGGCGAATGGCTCGTGATTGTCGAACCCGTGGGAAAGCTCGATCGGATCGTGCTGCGGACATACGATGCGTGGCTCGCCAGTCTGGCCGAACGGTACATGCAGTACACCGGGCGTCCCGCCGTCACGATCACGTACGACGAGATGACGAAGACGCTGCACGCGATTGCGGTTCCGGTCAACGGAGGATAGCAATGATGGAACTACTAGGTGCGATCACCCTGCTCGCGCTGGTCGCGTGGATGTGGCATCGACGGCCGTTCGTGAATGATCTAGGCACACTCTCCCAGGAATGGGTGTATGCCCGGTGGTTGCGGGATCACGGGAATGTCTCGCGGGGATGGTGGAAATGAGCGCGACCGCTGCCACGCTCACTGAACGTCTGATGATGAGAGAACTGCGCGCTGATTTGAATCTTATCAAAGGATTACAAGACACCTTCCTTCTGCCATCTGGGAAGGCATGGACGGACATGAATCCGACCGAACTTGATTTCTTTCGCCGTTGCGATCAGCGGGTGGATATTCTTCACGAAATACTGGGTGATTTCTAATGCCCGATCGCGCACTCGCCCAACTCTCGATTCCGTTCGCCGGCCGCACGCCGCGCTCGCGACATGCCAGCTACACAGGCGCGCAATCCGTCGTCCATACGTGGACAGCCAGGCAATCGGCGTATCTGCAAGTGCTCGAGAACGCGCCTGGCTTGAACGATTACGAAGCGGCGGCGATTCTCCACTTCCCGGTGAGTTCCATCAACAGCGTACGGAATGCCCTCAACAAGCATGTGCAGCGGATTGTGTCGTGTGGGTTTGATGAGCATCGCTTCGTAGATTCTTCTGGCAAGCCACGGGTGACACGTCGGACGCGCTGGAGACTCGCATGACAGACCAACCGCATTGGTATGTGGTCAGCATTCGCTACTGGCCCGATGGGGAGATGGAGGGCGAAGGATTCGTGAGATTAAAGGAATTGCAAGCATGGTCGGCGGCAGATGCGGTGACACAAGTCCAACTGGAGATTCGCGGGGAGACGGCTGTCGTCATGAACATCGCGCCCATGTACGTATACGCGAGCCGATGACACGTCGGAGCGCTGGACGCTCGCAATAAGGAGTCAGACATGAGAACGATAATATTGGCGGCGAGTCTCGCGTCGATGCTGGCCGCAGGGATAGCTGCGATGGGCGGCGCGTTCTGCTTCCACACGGGCGAGAAGGTTGACGGACTGAACAAGATTTGCTTCTACAGTTGCCCGAGTGGTGAGGCCGCGATCACGATCAAGAGCACGGCGATCTGTCCTGTGAGTATCAATCGGTAGCAAATGTAGAAATTTGACAAACGAATCTAAGAGGTTTTAAATGTCTCGTGAAAGAAGAAAGGGCCGACCCGGTGAAGGTCAGCCCTTAGTCGCCGAAGCTGTTCCAGGCAGCGTGGGCAACCCGGATCTAATCCGGCCCTCATTCTACCAAACCTTCTCGACTTTTCAATCTCCACCTAACGCGCAGCCGTACGCGGATGTCTGTGCTAGCTCAACCCTGGCAGGGGTAACCAGCCGGGGGGTTGAGGACAAGCCGGCTACTGGGCTCCAAAGCCGGAAACGTGGATGCGCAACGTCTAGAGCGTGGAGAGGGGTTGCAGATACCGCAGCCGATAGTCTGGACGAGTCCGCACGGGTAGATCGATGCGGATGCCGAAGTGACGGGGTAGGGCTCAGGGATGAGTTCGCTGTCGTTTCTTCAAGGCGTGGCATGTCTAGGGGAGTGCTTCGCCTTCGTTTCAGGGGATCGGGTCTAGGGATGGTCTTTCCTGAGCACGACAATGCATTACATGCGTGACGGAAAAATCGTGACGTGTTGCCGATGTAAACGTCCGGTAGACGAGCCACCGAAGTGGGTCCGGTTCACCAACGGCACGATTCACCTCGCGTTCTGGTGTTGCAAGAAACAGGTCGGAGGACCGATTCCTCGACGAGAAGCGAGTCGATTCAAAATTGAGGACTATTGGACCGCACTTAGACGTATCACACTGGAATACGACACGCAATGGCCGCGCTTCAGTTTTGACGATAACGAGCCCGATAACGTCGCATGAAAGACTGTCCGCATCATCCGCACTGCGGATCGCAGTACACCCGGTGGTCCTGTCACCAGCGGACAGAACTGGAACAAGCCGTGAAAGACGGAGACATCGACCGAGGCGTGGCGACGAGGCTGTTGCAGAAACAGGGACTGCCGATGACCCCTGAGAGCAAGGTGTACAAAGGTCAGCCTCGGCCGACGTTGTGGAAAGATTTCCTATGAGGACATGGTTCCAGGCGCCGGTCGTGATGCGCTGCGGACGGTGCGGGAATCTGATCGAGAAAGGCGTGCCATACGAGGAAATACAGACCGTCAGACCGTTGAAACACCCGAAACGACGCTGTAAAGACTGTGCGGAGACGGATGAGCCTGAGGGGATTTTACCAGTCGTCCGTCCGGTCGTTCCGTCTGCACCGCTAGGCTGGAGTCGATTCGGAGACACGAAATTTGATTACAAACTCGCCCAGTGTCGTGACCCAGGGGAAGACGACGAATGAGACTCGATCGGAGCATTCGGTTTCCGCATCTCTGCCCCGGTCAGTCGAAATGCGCGATTTGTCGGTGGGCCCGGACCGATCCGGAGAAGAGGATTCGATGACGCCGTGTCCGAAGGGGAAGACCCGCAAGCAACTGAAGGCCGCGAAGGATCGTCGGGCCTCGATTGTCCAGAAACTGGTGCGTGCGGCGTGTTGTGCGAGGGATTTATTCTGCCGTGTCGGAACGGATTCGTTGCTCTACGATCACACGCCGGTGTTCACGGAATGCAGCCCTGTTCAGGAATGGGCGCATATGCACAGTCACCGACGCTCGCAGACGCGCGGACAAGCCGCTGAAAAGCGCCACACCACAATGGGCTCGCTGATGCTCTGCCGACACCATCACGCCGAATACGACGCCCATCAGCTGAAGATCACGGCTCTGACGCGAGCCGGGGCGGATGGGCCGCTGAAATTCACGAGGGCGCGATGACCGACGAACCCTGGCTCCCACCCCGTGCACAAGACGGCCAGTACTGGCTGTGCTTATCAGAGATCGAAGTCTTGAGCCTCGTGGAAGGCATTGTCCTGGCCCGCACGCAGCAACAGGCGCGGCACGTCACGATCTACCTGCGGGCTGAGTTGAGCGACGAGAAGGTGAAATCGTGAACGCCAACAACGCCTACAAGAAGCGCGAGGAACTGATGTCATTGAATCGTCGGAATCCGCGTCGAGACGCCAATGAACCGGCCATCGTGTCGGCCCTGGAGGCCGTCGGGACGCGCGTCTGGCGCGTATCAGGGAAGGGGCTTCCCGATCTCCTCTGCCTCCGGAGAGGACGTTGGATACCCCTAGGCGTCAAGGTGCCGGGCGGGCAGTTGACGGACATCGAGAAAGCCGGGGTACCGTGGCCGCTCGTGGAATCGACGGCGGAAGCTCTCGAAGCGGTCGGAGTGACATCCACCAGAATGCCCAAGAAGCCGCTGAGAGGCCAGCAGGAGGCTTCCTGAGCGACGAACGTGAAGGCGACCATACCTGGGTGGCATGGGGGCTGTGGAAATCTTCTCTGGGAGCCTTCTATGCGGTTTGTACTGAATTGAGGACATATGACGCCCTGTGTGATGTGCCAGCAGACCGGCAAGATGGTCACGCGGGGGCCGGATGAGCAGTCCTGGTGGTGTCTCCCGTGTCTGCGGGCCTGGTTCAAGGATTTCCTGTCATGAGAGAGCGAACTGACGACGAGCAAGACGCTGCCGCTGAGGCCTTCTACCAGGACCAAGAAGATCCCTACTGTTATCGCTGCGACAACAAGGGACTGATTCTGACGTGCATTGACGATATGTGTCGAGGCTGCGGCGAGTGCATGCATGGCGATGGCTGGGCGGTCTGTCCAGACTGCAAAGGAGCATCCGGTGACTTCTGACCCAGCCGACGCCCGCACCCGACGACTCCGAGCGCTACGCGAGCATTGGCTCGCAGAACGAGATGCGCTTCACGCTGCTGCGGTGAAAGAAAGTGACTTGATGGTTCAAATGGCTTGGAATGGTCAGGCGTTAGCGCGTCAAGATTGCGCGGACGAACTGGAAGCCGTGCTGGACACCGAGGGGGACCGACCGGCCCAATTGCCCTGTGGGTGCTACATCGCGCAGTGTCCGACGCATCGCAGCCAGGTCGAGGGGGACGCCAGACCTGCGCCCCAATTGTGCCGTTGTGGACACTACGAAACCGACCACATCTACGGTCGCGGTAAACGATGCGTGCAATATCTCTGCGGGTGTCTCTATTTTACGCTCCCTGATCCTCCGGTGCAACCATGAGCGTTCCGAAAAAATTAATGACGAAACCACTACCACTCCTTCTGAATCCATGCAAGCCGAAGAACCATGCATTTGTCGTTACTGTCGTGGCCCATCCAGACCGTGTCCTGGCCACCGTTGTTGGCATGTGCAGTAAATGCGGGCGAGTCACGCACAGTCGAATAGCCTTAATAGACACGTAAACTCGACAGCCAGGAGAGGTGACTTATGCTACACGCCCTCATCCGCGCCGGTCACTGGAGTGAGTTCCCCGCAGAGCTGCGCCCGGCATGGCGCATCTGGCGCACGGTCGTGGTCGTCTGCACCATCGGGGGGATCGCCCTCACCGATAGCGGCACCTTCTGGGATTTCTTCTACGCCTTTTTCAGTTAGGGCGTCGGCGGCGTCTTCGCGCTGATGTCGGCTGTCGCGGCCGTGACTCCAGACGTGGCGGCGTCCAGTTCGGCCTGGGTAATGAGCTGGGGCTGTGGCGCCGGCAGTTTCGCCACGGCATCGGTCAGGTCGGCAACGGCTTTCGTGAGATCGGCAGCAGTGGACATGATTTCCTCTCGGAAGGTGGCCAGGATGCGTTCCAGATGGTCAATGCGGCGCTCGAGGCTGCGGACGGTGGCCTTCCGCGCGCCAGGCAACAGCGGGCGTTTATTCACGGCGGGGAGATTCTAACATGAGCGATACCAAACTCCGAGAAGCCCTCGCACGCCTGCAACGCTGGTATCACGAAGACGAAGTGTGGACGAAAGAAGTCGATGGGCCGTGGGTGCTCTGGGACGATGTCGAAACCCTGCTCAATACCACTATGGAGCCGCCCATTCGGATGTGCTCAGTATGGGGCTGCACTCTGCGGTACGACGAGCAAGGGCATATGGCCGACTGTCCCACGCTGAAATTTCTCAAGGAGCTTCAGAAATGAAAGCCATAATTCTCCTGCTCGCGTGTCTTGTCTCGGCGCCAGCTCACGCCAATCCCATTGCCTTGGCCTCTGCGACCCTCGACTGGAGTCACTGGGCCTTTACCGTCAGCAGTGGGGTGGTGGTATCCGATGTGGTCTTTGCGATGCCGCCCTATATCAGCGCGCAGGCCACGCCGTCCGTGACGACGGCTGCCGGGATGAGTCTCGCGACGGCCTCCGTGGTCGATGGGATGTTCTCGACCCGCGCACAAGCCCAGGCGACTGATATATCCGTGAATCTGGCGCAGGCCAGCACGCTGTCGATGATCGACTTCTGGTTGTATGGGTCCGGCGTGGGGACCGTCACGGTCAGCGTCCCCTATGCGATGCAGGCGGTCTGCACGACGCAGGGCATCCGCGATACCGCCTCGTCATCGGCCGGCGTCTGGCTTGAGGATGGGCCTGGTGTGCGCGCGAACGGCTTTCAATCCGCGAATCTGGGATGCGGATCGGGTGCTGAGCTGAGCGGCGTATTGACGGTCAGTCGGGATGTCGATACGGCATATGGGCCGTTGCTTGATTTCATGGCGGGGACGCAGACGATGGCGTTCGCGACGGTGCCTGATCTCGCGCCGACATGCGCGCTGATGGCGCTCGGCTTACTCGGCATTGGCCTGCTGACGCTCACAATGAATCAACAGCATGCACGGACGCGCGCCGAGACATTTACGACGTTAGCGGAGGCGAGGCACCGGGACATCGCGTTAGAACGGCTGCGGGGGCGCGGGACCGAAGAGTACATAGAGGATCGCCAACGCGACGGTGCAGAGTTTCAGTAACTGCAAGAACGGCACGGCCACGCCGAGAAACGCCAGGAACGCGGGAAAGATCAACCAGAAGAGCCAGAAACAGACGACGGCGTACACGACGCGCCAGATCATAGCTTTCATGGTCGCAGAGGGTAGCATACATGGCGATTGACGGGCTGACGATTCACAACAATACGGACGAATTCCGCCTCGTCTTAATTTGCGCCCCGACTGGTCGCGTCTTGATGAAAGCCTTCGTCCATCCGCAGACCCATCAGCCGCAGTACATCCGAGATGAGCCAGCCGACTATTCGAGTCCTGCGTGTCGGTCTGGTTTGTATATCTGGAGCAGTCCAACACCTCAAACCGATTTCCCTGATGACATCGTGTTCGAACATGCTGAGGGCGTCGTGGTGCACAAACATATGAGGACGCTTACATCATGAAAATTGTTGAAACCGCTCGACAGCGTGTCGTGCGCGCGACGATGGGCGCTCATGCCATCACCATCACCATCGTCGTGGAAGAAGGCACGCTCTCAGACGTCAGCCCCCAGATCGCGGATGCCTTGAAGGAAAAAATCAGCGACCTCGTGGGCCGCATGCGCGTCGGTATTCGTGGCGACATCCACTGGTACCCCGAGGGCCGCTTAGATGATGACATCCAGAACACCGTGCGCGCCATTCTCGGAATCCCGCGATGATTTCGATCCCGACGTGGTTCTATTGCCTATTGATCGCGGCCGTCGCGTTAAACGCCGTGAGAAATCTCACCGAGCTATACGACAAACACAAAGTCAAGAAGAAAAATTAACTTGACTTTGATTAATAGAACTTTCTACAGTGACCGGTGTTCGATGAAAGTTTGATGACTCAAAATACACAGTTGGTGGAATCAAGAACTAGTTCTT